GCGTTCAAAGCGGGCATTACCGAGGGCGCCGTCGATGCGTTCGACAACTTGTTCGAGGCGGAGCGCGAAGTTGGCAAGCACGGCCCCGATGACGAGCCGGGCGACGACCCGGGCGCGCCGTATCGTGTCCAGCACAGGCAAGCCTGCCTGGTCGAGCATCTGGTGGCGTTGTTCCTCGGCAAGTTCGATTACGGGGTAGTCAGCTAGTGCGCGTCCTTGTCATCGACGCTGACGCGGTTGGCCTCGACTTCTGCATGCGATGCGTTGCCGCCGGCCATGAGGTCAGGCTGTTCCGCTACTCTGCAAAGCCGACCCGCTACGCCGAGGGCATCGCCGGTATAACCCTGGTCGACGACTACAAGCCGCACATGGCCTGGGCGAAAGACGGGCTGATCTTCAACACGGCGAACAACCGCTATCTCTGGGAGCTGGATCGCTACCGGACCGATTTCGGCTTCAAGGTTTTCTCGCCGACGGTGGCATCCGCCCGCCTCGAAATTGACCGCGCGGCGGGCATGGAGGCGATGCGGGCGGTCGGCATCGATATTCCGCCCTACCAGACCTTCAACAGCCTGGAGGACGCCGAGGCATTCGCGCGCAAGTCAGACCGCGCCTGGGCGCACAAACCGCTCGGTTCAGAGCCGGATAAAACCCTGACCTACGTCGCCAAAGACCCGGCCGATATGGTCGGCTGGCTGCGCCGGCAGATCGGGATAGGCAAGCAGCTCAAAGGCCCGTGCATGCTGCAAGAGAAGGTCGACCGGCTGGAAGAGATCGGCGTGTCGGGCTGGATGGGGCCGGAGGGGTTTCTGCCGGAGAAATTCCAGGTCTGTATCGAGCACAAGCCCCTGATGAATGAAGACGTCGGGCCTGCCACGGGAGAGCAGGGTTCGGTGACGCAATACTGCACCCGCGACAAGCTCGCCGAAGAAATGCTGCTGCCGTTCGAGGCGATCCTGCGCACCCTCGGCCATCGCGGCGACTTCGCCATCGGCGCCATGCTCGACAAGAAGGGCAAGGCGTGGCCGCTCGAATTTACCGCCCGTTGCGGTTACCCCGCGTGGTGGATCCAGTCGGCATCGCACCGCGGCGACCCGGCCAAGTGGATGCGGGATTTGCTCGCCGGCAAAGACACGCTGAAAGTCTCAAACGACGTGGCGATCGGCGTGGTCATGGCGCAGCCGCGATACCCTTACAACAATTCGCCACCGGAACTGGTCGAGGGGGTGCCGATCGCCGGCGTCGAGGACGTGCTGGCCGATGTGCATCTGGTCGAGGCGATGATGGGCAAAGGCCCGGTGATGGAGGACGGCCGCGTGGTCGAGCGGCCGACCTATCAGACCGCCGGCGAATACGTGCTGGTGGCGACCGGCCTCGGCAAGACGGTCGGCAAGGCCCAGGAGCGGGTCTACGGCACCATCGACCATATCCGCTTTCCGAACCGGATGTTTCGCACCGACATCGGACAGAAGGTCCGGGACCACCTCGGGGCATTTCACGCCGCCGGCTACCTGATGGACATGCAACTATGACCACGATGATCCTCGCCCCCGCGCCAGTACAACAATACACCGACAACAGCGGCAATCCGCTCTCGGGCGGCCTGCTCTTCGTCTATGCCTCCGGCACGGTGACGAAGCAGCCGCCATTCACCGACGCATCGGGTGGCACCGCCCTGCCCGACCCGATCGTGCTCAACGCCCGCGGCGAAGTGGCGCCGTCCGCCACCGGCTCGTCCTGTGGCATGTGGCTGGACCCGACGCTGGCCTACAAGTTTGTCCTGGCGCCAGCGACCGATACGGACCCGCCGACCAATCCGTTCTGGACCATCGACAACGTGGTCTCGCCGCAAAGCGCTATCCTGGCGGCTCTGTCGCAGTATGAGGCGACGCTGGGCGGGGTGCCGGTCGGCGTGCAGATGGCCTACGGCGGTACGACGGCGCCGGCTGGCTGGCTGCTCTGCTACGGCCAGGCGGTTTCACGCACCGCCTACGCGCCGCTGTTCGCCGCCATCGGCACCGCCTACGGCAACGGCGACGGGTCGAGCAGCTTCAATGTGCCCGACAAGCGCGGCCGCGCGTCGATCGGCGCCGACAACATGGGCGGGTCTGCCGCTGGCAACGTCACCAACGCGGTGTCAGGGGTCAATGCGATTGTCGTCGGCTCCACCGGCGGAAGCCAGAACGCCCAGCAGGATACGCTGACCGCCACCAGCACACCGAACGTCGCGGTCACCGACCCCGGGCACGTCCACAACACCATCACCGCCACCGCGGCGACCGGCGGGCACACCTCGGGCCTGGATGCCACCACCAGCGCGCCATCGAGCAGCACGCTTGCCACCGCGACCGGCTACACCGGGATCTCGCTTTCGGCGACGGTCACGACCACCGTCACCTCGGGGTTGACCGGCGCGTCGCAGAATATGCCGCCGGTGCAGGTCGACAACTGGATCATCTTTGCCGGCGGCTGACAAAGACGGTAACGTCGCGCCTCCCAAAGATCCGTCATTTGACGGTTGTCATGTTTCACCGGGCTTTTACAGCCTAAGCAGTGGAACTGCGGTACTATCGATATCACTTATGAGTAAGAAAGAATCATGAAATACAACTTTGGGTAGATATTGCCAATGTTAGACGCTCGTGAAGATAGCAGAGGACAATCGTTCCCGTCGCATGAGATGCTGCGCGGCACACTGTGCGGCGGCGAGTATTTTTCCCTTCTGGTCAGCGATCTACCGACGCCAGCGATGGTGGGCGAGATCATCCGTACGCTTCAAGTGGCGCATCAGGCGCTGACCGAAGCCGGCCCGTTGCGCCCGGAGCACATTTCCCGGGCCGAACCATAGACCTAAATCCGCGGGTGGCTTTTTGCGCAAGGGAATTACCTAAATGCCTAACAAATTTGCGGCGCTGATCATGATCGAGACGATGGATCCTGGTCTGGCCGATGCCGCGATCGCAGAGGGGTGCAAGACAGCACGCGGCAAGGCATCGATCCGTCGGGCCGTCGAAGCGCTCTTGCCGCCAGACGCCGACTTGATCTTGGTGGCGTCTATCGAAGACGCGCAGCAGCTCATGCTACTGCGCCAGCAAGTCGGGCGCGGCCTGGTTTTCAAGGAGCCGGCCACCCGACCCGCCAGGAAACCCAAGAACGCCAAAGCGCCATGACGCTAATCCGTCACCACGTCACGACGTCACAAGCCTTCAATCGGCGGCAATCCGCGTGCGACCATGACTTTTGTGAAACCTTCCATGGTAATCTCCTGAACCGAGGTGCCCTCGGCATCGGCAAGCTGGCGCAGGCGCACCCAGTCGGCCCGCGCCACCCGCACAGTCAGGGAGACGGTCGCCCCCTGCCCTCGCTTTTTGCGCGCGCCAGCCGCTTCGGCGGCCTGCTTCGGCACCGGCTTGAGAGTGGTGAAGCTCGCCAGCCCGGTCGGTTTCGGTTTCGTGGTCAAGTCCGCAATTCCTTCTCCATCCACTTCCACAACGCGCGTATTTCGGCTGCGGCCCGGCCGTCGGCTTCAAATTCGGTGACCGCTCGCCCGCTTGCCACCGCGCGCGCGAACGCCCGTCGCTCGGTTATCTCGGCACGCGCCACCGGAATGCCGTAACGCTTCAATGCCTTCCGCGCCTCGGCGATCTCCGGCGCCCGGAAGGGACATGCGGACAGCACGAAGGCCGCGGAGACCCCAGCGGCCTTGACGATCGCCACGGCGCTGCCGGCGGCGGCAAGGTCGAAGGCGCTAGGCCGGCATGGGATCAGCACGAGATGCGCCCTGCGGGCGATGCTGGCGGCATCGGGTGTGGCGTGCGGCGCGGTATCGACAATGATCAGATCCATCCGGTCGGCCATCGCCGCGTCTATTACCCGGTCCATCTCGGAGGCTGTGGCCGTGGCCACCACCGGATCCGCACCGCCGCGCGCGTCGCGCCATGCGCCGGCGGATTTCTGCGGGTCGGTGTCGAGCAGGACGACACGCCTGCCGGCCTCTTGCGCGGCGACGGCGGTGTGAACCGCCAGGGTTGTCTTGCCCGTGCCGCCCTTCTGGCTGAGAAACGCGACAACTCTGGTCTGGCTCATAGTGTGACGTCCTCGCGTAGCCACGTCAGTCCGTCAACAATTAATTCCGCCGCGAAATTGCGGCGGCCATCACACCGGCGTTTTCGGCTTCTTCTTCTCGGCGGCCGTCGGTTGGGTCCAGAACTTGACCGACGCCGCATCGAAGAACGTCGCATGTTCGATTGTGGACTGGCCTTCGCCGGGGTCCGACTGGCGCTTCCCGAGCGCGCGGAGCGCGCCCAGGACGACACCCTTGACGCCATCGACCCGCACGTCGTCGTCGGCCGGGATCTCGATCTTCAGGACGATGATCTTGGCCATCAGGCGGCTTTCCCTTTGATTTCTGCTGC